CGCTGGGGGAGGAGCAGCAGCGGGCCGAGGAAACGGCGCAGGTGCTCCGCATCAAGGTAGCCATCATGGCCGAAGCGCGCCGACGCCTCGGCCATGGGCATCCCGGCGTCACGCGCCGCCTGCTGGCGGCGGCGCTGCGCGGCAGTTTCGCCTTGACCGTCCGTGGCGCGCCGACGCCCGAGCTCCTGGCCATCGCCCTCGGTCTTGTCGAGACGCAGGAACAGGCGCGCGCTTATGTCCGGGCGCTGGGGGCCTTTTCGGTGCTCGACACCGTCATGGAGCACCAAACCCGTCAGGAAGCAGCTTCTCGGCTGCCCAGCGAAGAAGCGCCGCCTGGTATTCCGCCCGCATGTGCGCCGTGGGGTCCTGAACCGCCTCCGCCGCCGCTTGCTGGCGATCCATGTCCTGCTCCAGCCGAAGGCGGATTTCCTGCCGCTGCTGCGGCGTCTGCACCGCCAGGAGGCGGCGCATGATGAGCGCCAGCGCGGCGATCGCGGAGCGGGTGCGGCGGCTGGTCAAGTGCGCCCTGTTCGCGCCGGCGCCGCGCCTCGCGCGCCTGCGCCGGCAGATGGCTAGGCCGGCGGTGCTGGACCGTTGGCAGCGATGGCTTGCCACGCGCCGTCCAGCATCGCGTTCAGCGCGGCGTGCATCCGGGTCGTCGGGGGAATGATGCGCTCCCGTTCGAGCAATTCGCGCGCCTCATCCGCGCTCAGTCGCTGGGCTTGCAGCAGCGTGGCGAGGATGCGTGCCAGTGCGAACGCCATGCAGGACGCTGCCTCGGCGGCGGCGTCCTGCGGGTCCATCGGCGGGTCTTGCTCATGCATGCCGCCGAGCCGGCCGCGCAGGGCCGAGTCGGTCCAAGCGCAGGAGATCGCGGGCCGCGTCTCGCCCGCGATGCAGCCGGCGGCCGTCACCGCTGCCGGCGGGCGTTTCCTCCCTGAAACTGGCCGCGGGGCCTCGCGCTCCGCGGCCGCCTTTTCAGGGGGCGCGCCATGAGCCGCCGCACGCGCCTCGTCCATGTGCAGGACGGGCCGGAGCGGCGCGTGGTCATACTTACGCTCTCGCCTTGCGGCGCGGTCGAGGCCTGCGGCGTGCCCGCGACCGACTGGAACACCTGGTCGGCGAATGAGCGCGCCTTCGTCCTCCGCCTTGGCCTGGTCAATGAGGGGCTGCGCCGCGGCCGGTCCCTGCGTGCGCTGATCCGCCACCACGAGGCGATGCTGAGCCTGCTCGAGCAGCTCGAGGCCGCCGAGCATCTGGCGCAGGCGCCGGTGGAGGGCCGCGCGTGATGCGCCCCGTCCCCGCCCAGGCTCGGCCCGATGTTGCAAACGGCGGCTTCGTTCCGGCTCCGTCCCACCCCCGAGGGGGAGAGAACAACAGGAATGGACGCCGCCTGTTTCACGCAACTTCATTGCGCGTTTCACGGCGCTTTTCGAGGCGGATCAATGGCTTGTGGGTGTTGCATCATGTTGCAGGTCATGCAACGCGCAAGCCATTGATCCGGCTGGATTTCCGGGCATGTTGCATGTTGCGCCGGAGACTACATGTGCGCGTGCGCGCGCACGCGCACGCGGCGGGCCGCAACACCGCAACACCGTCCATTTTCCTAGGGATATCAGGATGATGGATGTTGCAGGGGGTGCAACAGGCGCAACAGGGTCGGAAGGCGCTCTCGCCGGCCCCCGCGGCGAGCGGCCGGCGCCGCTGTCGGCGGCCGAGCGGATGCGCCGTTCCCGCGCCCGGCGGCGGGCCGAGCTGCTCCAGCGCCGGATGGAGGAGGCGCAGGCGCCGCTGCGCCTGGCGCTGGCCGCGCAGGCCGAGGCCGATCTCGCGCTCATCGAGCAGCACCTGGCCGACGAGCATCGCGGCCTGGCGCTGGCCGAGCGGGTGCTCGAAGGCGCGAAGGCGGTGATCCTGCGCCTCTACGGCCACCCGCTGCTGCGCCTGGCCGAGACCGCGATGGCGCCGCCCGAGGTGCTCGCGGCCCGGCTGGGCTGCACGAAGCTCGAGGCCGCGCGGCTGATCCAGGAGGCCGGCGCCGAGCTGCGCGACCGCCTGTTCGGCAAGCCGGCGCCGGTGAAGGGCGGCTCCGAGGCGCCGCCGATCGCCGTGCAGCTCAACATCACGCCTGGCATGGCGGCGCCGATGGAAGCCCAGGCGGATCAGGCACTTGGCGAGGGCGAGCCATGCGCACTCTGACAGCCCGCACTCTGACAGTCTGGCGCAAGCCCTGGCGCAAGCAGCTGATCCGGCCTGCGCGGCGACTGATCGCAGATCAGTCGCTCGGCCTCCGCCAGCCGCGCCTGGCGCTGCTGCCGCCGGCGGGCGCTGCGGCCGCGACCCCCCCGCGGGGGTGCCCGGCCGCCCCCCCGGACGCGCGCCAGCGCGCCGCCGCCGCCCCTTCCGGCTCGATCGACAAGGCATGGGGCACCGGTCTGGGTGCCCCCGGCGCAGCCGCAGCAGGGGGTGGGGAATGAGCGACGGCCGCTTCCTGCACTCGGTCCAGGACATCGCGCGGATGCTCGGCCAGCACGCCGAGACCATCGCCCGCGAACTGCTGCCGGCCGGCCGGAAGGTGGGGGAGGAGTGGCGCGTGGGTTCGATCGCCGGCGAGCCGGGGCAGTCGCTCGCGATCCGGCTCACGGGCGACAAGCGCGGCATCTGGGCGGACTTCGCGGCCGGCATCGGCGGCGACATGCTCGAGCTCGTCGCGCAGTGCCGCTATGGCGGGGACAAGCGCGAGGCGCTGCGCTGGGCGCGTGCCTTCCTCGGCCTGACCGACAGGCCCGCCCCGCCGGGGGCCGCGCCGCCGCCGCCGCCGCCCAAGGCCGTGCCGGCCTCGGAGGTGAACCGCTCCTATGCCGGCAAGGCGCGCGCGTTGTGGCTCGGCGGCCACCCGCTCGGCGGCACGCCGGCGGCGGCCTATCTCGCCACGCGCGGGGTCGGCCTGACGGCGCTCGGCCGCACGCCGTCGGCGCTGCGCTTCCGCCCGGACGTGTTCTGCGCCGAGCGCCAGGAGGCCGCGCCGGCCATGCTGGCCGCGATCACCCGCGGCGGCGCGATCATCGGCTGCCACCGCACCTTCCTCGCGCCGGGGCCGGCGGGCCGGTGGAGCAAGGCGCCGATCGCCGCGCCGAAGAAGGTGATGGGGCAGGTCGGCGGCGGCTTCATCCCGCTCTGGCGCGGCGCCTCCGGCCGGCCCATCCGCGAGGCGCCGGAGACCGACACGCTGGCCGTCGCCGAGGGCATCGAGGACGCGCTGACCATCGCGCTGCACATGCCCGAATGGCGGGTCATCGCGGCGGTCTCGGTCGGCAACATGGCCAACCTCGTGTTGCCGACCACGCTGCGCGACGTGGTGTTCTGCTGGGACCGCGACGGCGACAACCCCTCGGTCGCGCGGGCGCGGGAGATGGCGGTGGAGCGCCTGCTGCGCGAGGGGCGCAGCGTGCGCGAGATCCGCCCGCCCGAGGGCTTCAAGGACTTCAACGCCTGGCACCTGGCCGAGATGGCCGAGCACGGCACGCGCATGAGGCTCGCGTGAGCAACGTCATCCGCGCCCATCTCGGCTCGGCCTCCCGCGCCTCCGGCAGCAACCAGGGGCGGCGCATGCCGCCTGGCTGCCCGGTCACGCCGCTCGGCGGCGACGGGCGGACCTTCCACTACATCAACGCCATCGGCCAGTACGTGGCGATCGAGGCGCAGCAGCACTCGAAGAACATCATCACCGCCCTCTTCGCCCCGCACGACGAATGGCTGCGCAAGGCCTACCCCAAGACCTTCGACAAGGAGAGCGGCGAACCGCGCGACTTCGCGGTCGCCGACGTGACCCGCGACCTGATGGCCGAGGCGCAGTCCCGCGGGAAGTCCTGGGAGCCGGCCGACAACATCCGCGGCCGCGGCACCTGGCCGGGCGAGGACGGCGACCTGCGCGTGCATCTGGGCAACCGCCTGATCGTCGGCGGCCAGGAGCGCGAGGTGGGTGTGATCGGCAACCAGGTCTATCCGCTGTGCCCGGAGTGGAAGGGGCCGGCGCCGGACGCACAGGCCGATGGCCCGGCCGGCCCCGCGGCCGAGGCGCTGGCGCTGCTCGGCTCCTGGCGCTGGGCCGAGCCAGAGCTCGCGCCGCGGCTGCTGCTCGGCTGGATCGTCTGCGGCTTCCTCTGCGGCGCGCTCGACTGGCGGCCGCATCTGTGGCTGGTCGCCCCGCGCGGGGCGGGCAAGTCCACGCTGCTCGAAGCGATCGGGCACATGCTCCAGCGCGGCTCCTACGCGCTGATGTCCGAGAGCGCCTCCGCGCCATCGGTGCGCGGCACGCTGAAATTCGACGCCCGGCCCGTGGTGCTCGACGAGACCGAGCCGAGCGAGGACAACCGCCAGCTCAACCAGGTGGTCGAGCTGATGCGCATCGCCTCCACGGGCGGGACGGTGATGCGCGCGCAGGTGGACCAGACCACGGTGATGCAGACCGTGCGCTTCGTGGCCATGTGCGCATCGGTGGTGCGGCCCGCGCTCAAGTCGCAGGACGCCAGCCGCATCGCGGTGCTGCAACTCCTCAAGCCGCTGCCCGGCTCGGCCGCGCCGCTGCTGCGCCCGGCCGTGCTGGAACTGCTCGGCCGCCGCCTGTTCCGCCGCGCGCTCGACGGCTGGAAGCGCTGGCCCGAGACGCTGCACGCCTGGCGCAGCGCGCTCGCGGCCGAGGGTCTCGAGGCGCGGGCGCAGGACCAGTATGGCGCGCTGCTCGCCGCCGCCTGGATCGCCGAGCAGGACCTCGATCCCGACAGCGACAGCCTGGCCGAATGGGCGCGCATGGTGGCCGAGGCCACCGCGCCCGACCGCGCCGAGGAGCGGCCCGAATGGTTCCGCCTGATCGAGACGCTCGCGGCCACGCCGATGAAGGACCAGGACGGTCGGGCCGAGCGCAGCGTGGCCGAGCTGCTCGAGATCGCCGCGCAGGCCCGGCGCGACTGGGACCCCGAGACCGGCAGCTACATCCAGGTCTCCGACCAGCGCGCCACCGCCGCCAACGACCTGCTGGGCCGCCACGGGCTGCGCTTCCAGCCCATGCGCGACGAGAAGGGCCGCCCGCTCCGCCGCGCCTGGGACGACCCCGCAGCCGACCCGGCCAGCCACCACAACGGGCCGCTTGTCGGCCATGTGGCGATCGCCAATGCGCATCCGGTGCTGGCGCGGCTTCTCGATCGCACGCAATGGGCGGCGCGGGCCGGCGCGCCCGGCGCCTGGAAGGGCGTGCTGCTGCAAGCACCCGGCGCGATTGCGGCGGACTGCGTGCGCTTCAACGCGCGCACCGCGCGGGCGGTGCTCGTGCCGCTCGAGCTCTTCCTCGACGGGGCCGCGGCGCATGAGTAGCAGGCGCCCATGGACCCCGCCGGGCCCGGTCTCGGAGGCCTTCTGCTCGACCGCCGCGCCGGTCTCGGTGCTGATGGGCCCGGCCGCTGGCGGCAAGACCGTGACCTCGCTCCAGCGCGGGGTGCTGACCGCCTTCCGGTGGCCGGAGACCGCGCCCGGCCTGCGCCGCTGCCGCTTCCTGGTGATGCGCCAGCGCATGACCGACATGGAGGGCAGCACCATCCCCTCCTGGCTCGCCTGGTATCCGCGCAGCATGGGGCACTTCGTCGGCAAGGAGGGTAGCCCCAAGCGCCACGCCATCCGCATGGCGAACCCGCTGCATGGCGGCGTGGTCGAGCTCGAGGTGCATTTCCGCGGCATCGGCGAGCAGAGCGTGGACGACGCGCTGCGCGGCTTCGAATTCTCCTTCGCCTATGTGGACGAGTGCGACCTGATGGAAGCGGAGGTGATGGCCACGCTGTTCAAGCGCGCCGGCCGCTACCCGGCGGAGACGCTCGCCACCAACCCGCGCCAGGTGTGGGGATCCTGCAACGCGCCCGAGCCCGACAGTTGGGTGGTGCGCGACATGATCGAGAACCCGCGCCCGGACTGGGTGCTGTTTCGCCAGCCCTCGGGCCTCAGCCCCGACGCCGAGAACCTCGCGGTGCTGGGCGAGAACTTCTATCGCGACCAGGCGCGCGTGCTGCCGGACTACGAGCGCCGGCGGTTCATCGAGAACATCCCCGGCCTGGTGCGGGAGGAGGCCGCGGTCTATCCCGAGTTCAGCGAGGCGCTGCACGTCGCCCCGCGCGCGCTCGAGGTGCTGCGCGGCGTGCCGGTTCGCATCGGCGTGGATGCCGGCGGCGACCCGGCGGCGGTCCTGTTCCAGCGCGCCCCGGACGGGCAGTGGCGGGCGCTCGCGGAACTCTCGACGCACGATCCGCGCCGCGAGGGCGTGGTCGGCCCGCGCCGCTTCGGCGAGACGCTGGCCGCGCTGCTGGCCGAGCGGGCGCCGGGCTGCGCGGCCGAGGTGGTGGCCGATCCCTCCGCCGCCTTCGGGGCCGACCGCGAGGCGGGCGAAAGCGCCTGGATCGAGATCGTGGCGCGCGCGGCCGGCCTGCGGGTGACAACCGCGCGCAGCCAGGATCCGACGCTGCGCATGGAGGCGCTGCGCCGGCCGCTGACGCGCATTCTCGAAGGCGGCAAGCCAGGCCTGACGCTCGATCCGTCCTGCCGGCTGATGGCGCGCGCGCTGGCGCGCGACTACCGCTGGCAGGTGACGGCCGGCCGCCGCGGCGACCGCGCGGTGAAGAACTGGGCCAGCCACCTGATCGAGGCGGCGCAATACGCGCTGCTCGACGGCGAGGGCCTGGCCGAGGCCGCGGCCCGCCAGCGCGCGCAGCCGCAGCGCCCGATGGCCGCGCGCATCGACTGGAACCCCTTCCACCACAGCCTGGAGCATGCCCGATGGCCCTGAAACTCACCGCCGAGACGCAGGCCGAAGCACCGCCCGCGCCGCCGTCCCCGCCGCCCGCTCAGGCCGAAGCACCGCCCGCGCCGCCGTCACCGCCGCCCGCTCAGGCCGAAGCACCGCCCGCGCCGCCGTCACCGCCGCCCGCTCAGGCCGAGCCCCGCCCTGCCGACGGGCCGCTGACCGTGACGCTGACGCTCGAAGGCGTGTTCAAGGAATGGCTCAAGGCCCGCGCCCTCGACCACCGGGAGGAGCCGGGAGAGCACGCGGCCGCGCTGCTGCGCGCCTACTGGGCGCATCACGACACCTGGCGCCATCGCCAGGCCGGCACGCTCACCGTGCGGAGGGAGGGATGAGCGGCGGCGACGTCATCGCCGCCCTCGGCGAAGCGCAGTGGCGCGCCTTCGACGCGCTCCGTCCCGTGCTGCCCAGGGACGTGATGGCGCTGGTGGCGGTCGGCAACCGCCTGTGGATGCGCCAGGACCTGCTGCACCCCCAGCCGCTGGCGCTGCTGCACCTGGCGCAGTCGCTGATCGAGCAGGCGGCGGAGATGCTGCCCGAAGGCGACCCGATGCGCGAGCAGGCGGAGTATGCCGCGGCCCAACTGCCGGACCGCTTCGGGGATGAGGCCGCGCCGTGACCGGGGAGCGCGTGCAGGCCGCGGCCGGCCATGTCGCCGAGATGTTCCTTGTCTTCCGCCCGCTCGATGCCACGACGGGCGCCCGCTGGTGGCAGCGCCTGCTCGACCGCCACCGCGCGCATGTGCTGGCCATCCTGCCGATCGGACCGTCGCGCTCGCTGGCCATGAACCACGCCGGCACCGCACTCAGCCTCGAAGTCATGGACATGCCTGCCGAGGAGGCCGCGCGCGGGCTGATGTGGTCATGGCAGGCCGAGGCGCTGCGCCTCGTCCCGCCGCCGCCGCCGCCCATGCGCGCCTGCCTGCGCGCGCCCATGACCTGCGTGGAGGCGGTCAAGGCGCTGCTTGGCATCACCTCGTGGCGGGTGCTCACGCCACGCCAGTTGCGCCGCGCCGTCATCCGCATGGGCGCGCGCCCGCTTCCCCCCTTTCCCACCACCACGCAGAGGAGCTGAGCCATGGGCGGCGGCGGCAAGAAGGTGAACACGGCGCTGATGGATGCATCCCTCGCGCGCCAGGAGGAGGCCATCCGCAAGCAGGAGGAGGCCATGACCCGGCGCGAAGAGGAGTTGCGCGCGAAGGAACAGGCGGCGGAGGAGGCGCGCCGCCGTGCGCGCGGCGTGACGGGGACCGGCCGCGCGCTCCTGCTCGGCACCAGCGAGCGCGGCACGCTCGATCAGGACCCCATCGCGGGCCTGTCCCGCAGGCTCGGCGGCTGACCCGTGGCCGCCGCCGATCCCGCCCTGATCCGCCGCGTGGAGGTGGCCGAGCGCAAGCGCGACGCCTTCGCCTCGCTGATGCGCGACATCTACGCCTTCGCCATGCCGGAGCGGGACGCCTGGAACGCCTATGGCTACGGCGCCGACCGGCAGGTGAAGGTCTATGACAGCACGGCGGTGATCGCCGCCGGCCGCTTCGCCAACCGGCTGCAACAGGCGCTCTTCCCGCCGCAGCAGCGCTGGGCGCAATTGGCCCTGCCGCCGGAGATGACCGGCGGCCCGGCGGCCCAGAAGGCCCGCGACCTCGAGATCCCCCGCGACCTCGAAGCCATCACCGACATCCTCTTCGCGCATATCCACGCCTCGAACTTCGACCAGGTCATCAACGAATGGGCGCTCGACCTCGCGGCCGGCGTGGGCTGCCTGCTGGTCGAGAACGGGCGGCTGGCGGCAAAGCGGCCGGGGGCGCCGCTGCTGCGGTTCCAGGCGGTGCCGGCCGCGCTGGTGGCCTTCGACGACGGCCCCTATGGCACGGTGGAGGGCATCTTCTTCCAGCAGAAGATCGCCGGCCGCCTCATCGCACGCCTCTACCCGGACGCGAGCCTGCCCGAGACGCTGCGCCGCAGCACCGAGCGCGAGCCGGAGCAGCAGGTCGAACTTATGCAGGCAACCGTCTTCGACGCCGAGCGCGGCGACTGGGCGATGACGGTCATCCATCGCGCCTCCAAGGAGGTGCTCGCGCAGCGCCGCTACCGCACCTGCCCCTGGATCGTCACGCGCTGGTCGAAAAGCCCCGGCGAGGCGCATGGGCGCGGGCCGCTGGCGGCCGCGCTGCCCGACATCCGGGTGCTGAACAAGGTTATGGAGCTCTATCTCCGCGCGGCCTCGTTCAGCGTGACGCCCGCCTACACGGTGGCCGACGACGGAGTGCTGAACGCGGCGACCATCCGGCTCGCGCCCGGCGCGCTCATTCCGGTGCGCAGCAATGGCGGGCCGATGGGGCCCTCCATCCGCCCGCTGGATCCGCCGGCATCATTCGCCGTGTCCAACGACCTGATCGACAAGCTGCGGACGAACATCCGGCAGACCCTGTTCGACGACCCGCTGCCGCCCGAGGTGCAGGTCGGCCTCACCGCGACCGAGGTCATCGAGCGCACGCGGCGCTTCCAGCAGGACACCGGCGCATTCGGCCGCCTGCAAGCCGATGCGGTGACGCCGCTGGTGGTGCGCTGCCTCGAGATCCTGGACGAGGCCGGCATGTTCGCCGCCGAGCGCTTCCAGGGGGTGATGAAGATCCTGCGCGGCGACGTGGTGAGCATCCGCCCCGTCAGCCCGCTGGCGCAGGCGCAGGACCGGGCGGACCTGCAGGCGCTGATGGGCTTCGTGCAGGCCTGCGCGGCGCTCGGCCAGCCGGGCGCCGAGATGCTGGCGGCGGCGGTGGATTTTAGCCGCGCCGGCCCCTGGGCGGCGCAGCGCCAGGGCGTGCCGCCGCAGCTCGTGCCCACGCCGGCCGAGCTGGCCGCGCGCGACAAGGCCGCAGCCGAGGCCGAGCGGCAGAAGCAGGCGCTGGCCAGCCCCGTGCTGGCGCAGGCCGTGGGCAACCTCATGCCCGCAATGGTCGGGCAGGATGGAGAGGAGACCGCGCCATGACTGCATGGCAGCCCTTGCAGCCGCAGCAGGAGCCGCTGCTGCCGCGCGACCCGGCCTGGGAGGCGCTGGCCGCCGCGCTGCGCGCGGTCGCGCCGCAGGTGCAGGCGGTGGCGACACCGCATCTCACCGCGCCCTCCTGGCGGCCCGGCGAGACCGCCGAGCACGCCGCCTATGCCGAGGGCGGCAAGGCGGTCTGGCGGCTCCTGCTGGCCTTGTCACAGGAGCCCCAGGCATGACCGCAGCCAAGGAAGCGAGGCTCGCCATGCTGGCCGATCGCGCGCGCGCCTGGCTTGGCCGCATCGAGGTGGCCTGGACAGCCGACCACGACACGCATGGCGTGGTGATGGTCGGCGCGCTGGGCCGGCGGGGCGGCGCCAAGCCCATCGCCAGCACATCCGTCATCGCCGATGCC